ACAACCTCAACCGGGATAGGCACATATTGAATGAATGAGACAATATCAAAGACCCAAGAAAAAACAAGAACTTCTAATCTCTAAACAGGGAAAGTGGATTCGTGGCCTTAACACCCTTGTTTCAAACACCCAGATACGCCCCGATGAACTGGCCGAAGCTACTGACATAATGTTAGTAGAAGATGGAAAGATACAATGCCCCCGTGATGGTCAAGCCTATTATGGGAACGAAAGCGGAGATCGGGTTTCAGGATTATTTGCTTACTACAACTCACGGGGAACAAGGGAGCTTCTAAGAATATGCCAGTCTAACTTACAGAAGTTTAATACATCTACGGAGGATTGGGATAATATATCTGGTAAAACTTATGCTGTTACTTCAATCTCACCGAGTATTTCGCCTTCTAGCTCAATCTCACCCTCGGTATCGGTAAGTCCTTCGGTATCGTTGAGTCCTTCAAAGTCGCCATCAGTCTCTCCTAGTGTCAGCTTATCACCTTCAGTCAGTCCTTCGGTAAGCCCTTCTGTTTCTGTGAGTCCGTCCTTATCACCCTCAATCAGCCCAAGCGTTTCTCCAAGTGTTTCACTTTCTCCTTCCTTATCGCCTAGTTTATCACCTTCATTAAGTCCGTCAGTAAGCCCTAGTGTTTCGCTTTCTCCAAGTTTATCACCTTCACTTAGTCCCAGTGTCAGTCCAAGTGTTTCACTTTCGCCATCTTTAAGTCCTAGCTTATCGCCATCAGTTTCACCTAGTGTTTCAATCTCACCGAGTGTGAGTATTTCTCCATCTCTTAGTCCGAGTTTCTCGCCTTCCGTAAGTCCATCAGTGGAAGATGCATCTACTAAATACTTATTACATTTCAACGGAGTTGACGGATCAACTACTTTCACTGATACAGAAGGCCATAGTCCAACAGCTCTAGGAAATGGCCAACTGGATACAGCACAGTACAAATTCGGAACAGCGAGCTTGTTATGTGATGGAGATGGAGATGGTGCAACTTTACCTACTGACGCAGATTTGGCTATAGGAACTCAGGCTTTTACGATTGATTGGTGGGTAATGATAGATACTGCGGACGCATCAAATGCTTTGTGTTCTCATGGAGGAAGTAATGTTAATTTTAGTGTTTTTTATGAAGCTGATAATAAACTCGGTCTATATGCTCCTTCTTCTGTAAAAATTATATCTGCGAGTGGTACAACTTTGGATGTTTGGCATCATGTTGCGATAGTTGGTAATGGTGCTGGGGCAGGAGCAAGAAATGTAAAACTATATGAAGATGGTATTCAAATCGGCAGCACTTGGACTGTAGATTATAACTTTGCTCAAGCTGCTTTTTCGATTGGATATAACATTTCTGCTACTACTCAATGTTTATTCGGCTGGATTGATGAGTTCAGATTTTCATTAGGAATTGAGAGATGGACTTCTAACTTTACTCCATCTCCTTTTGAATATACAGAATAATTATGGCAGATTTAAAAATTACACAATTAACTGAACTAACTTCTCCTTTAATTAGCGATATATTACCTATCGTTGATGACCCATCGGGAAGTCCTGTTACTAAGAAAATAACCCTTTCCAATCTACTCGCTCAAAAAACTATAGTAACAGTAAGTACAAGTGATGGGGCTGATTATGTTTGTGATGGTGCAAACGATGAAGTCCAGATAAACCAGGCTATAACTGCAGTGGCTACTGCCGGAGGCGGAATAGTTTATCTTAAGGAAGGAACTTATGAACTCGGAAATGCTGATTTGGCTGCATTTTGGTCTCCTACTTTATATGGCGGAGTAATAATGAAGGACAAAGTCACTCTAAAAGGTGAAGGGATAAATAAAACTATTTTAAATTTAACTACTATGCCTTCTAGTCCCACAACTGGAACACGCTATATAGCAGTGGCTATGGATTTACAAACCAATAACGACATGGTAGTTGAGGATTTATCCATCACTTTACCGGCAGGAACACAGGGAGGTTCAGGTTATTGGGCGACAGGAATAGTTTTTACAGGTTCCAGGTGTGTCATCAGGAATGTTCATATAACCAACGGAGATTGGGGTTTTATCGGAGTTTCCTGCTCTTTTAATACCACGACTAAGGAAATAACTACTGATACGACTAATTGTCTGGCTGATAACGTGATTACGACAGGCAATACCGCTTCCTGTTCTATCCGTAAGGCGACAGATTGTACTGTTAGACAATGCAGGTTCTACAGTTTCCATGATGACGCTTTTTTGGCTGCCGTAGCTCTGCAGAGGATAACTTTCATAGATAATGTTTTTGACGGGGAAGGTACGACTGGTGGTTCTTCCAACGGGGCTTTATATATAGTCAATGACGCTGCTATAGATACGGATTTATTTACAGTCAGCGATATTAAAATAATCGGTAATACTTTTAGAAGGCATCAGCTATCTTCAAATAGTGGTGGAATAGCTTTAAATACGGCCAAAAATATTATTATTCAGGGAAATATTATTGAGAAATGTAAAGGTGACGGCATAAACAATACAGGCGGGACGACTTTAAGGAATATAACGATTACGGATAATATCATTAGGTTAAATGAAGGTGACGGTATAGATTTACAATCTACAGCCGGAAGCGAAGGAATGAATATTATTATCCAGGGAAACAGGATTTACAATAATACCAGCCGGGCAATCAACCTCACTAATCAGACTAACGGCCTTTATGACGGGATTACCATTCAGGGTAATGAGATTTGGGACGATCAGGGGGCTTCTGATACTCAAACTACAGGCATCAGGTTTCTTTCAACTGGGTCAGGGGTAGATACGGCCAATATCAAAATTGAAGGCAATAATATTTATGATACAGACACTCCTATAGATGTTTCCACTTCAGGCGGGGCTACTTTCAGCAATCTAAACGTCAGGAATAATACCGGCTTTATAACCGAAGCCACAGGTACAGGAACGATTCTCAATGGGGCGACTTCAGCTACGATTACTCATGGTCTTTCATGGACTCCGACTTTAAGCGAGATCACTATAACTGGAGGAGAAAACCCGACTGCCGATATAGGAACTATTTGGGTAGATACGATAGGGGCAACTACTTTTAAAGTTAATTGTGAGGTTGATCCTAGTACAAGCGGCTTTGACTTTGGTTGGAAAGTAACAATATTAAGGACAACCCTTTGAGCTGACTATGTAAATTATGATATGGCTGAATATTTATTACAAGAAACTGGAGATTTTTTATACCAAGAAGACGGAAATCATATTATTTTACAGGAGATTACCAGTCTCTCTCCTTCCGTCTCGATCAGCCCGTCTATGTCAGTAAGCCCATCAATAAGTCCATCTACATCGCCAAGTGTGAGCTTGTCTCCTTCCTTATCTCCTTCCCGTAGTCCTTCGTTATCACCTTCCCTCTCGCCTAGTGTCTCTCCAAGCCTTGCCGACTCTCTAAATACTGACTCGGTTATGGCTTATGACAGGCTTTACTTAGTAAACGGATCAGACCCTCTCACATATTATGACGGATCAGTCATCCAGACATTTACCGCTATAAGTGCCCCGACCGTTCCTACTTGTACCAGAACAGGAGGAGGGACAGGAAATTATACTTTCTCATATAAGGTAACCGCAGTCACAGGACAGGGTGAGACTGACCCTACTTCAGCAGCTTCTACTACGTTAAATCAGGAAGAACTTTCCGAAACAGTTTATATGACTGTCGGATGGACAATCTCCGCTAGCGCTACGGGTTACAACATCTATGGACGGACAGACGGATACTGGAGGTTCCTTCACTATGTCGAAGGGCAGGCAGTCAACTCATGGATAGATTATGGAACAGACTCACCAAGCGAAGTCTTTACCCCTCCGGAAGGCAACTCAACAGGAGGGCCGATAGGAACCAATATTGAACTATATAAAGACTCCTTATTCATTATAGGCGATCCGGATAATCCTTCACGCTTATACTACTCAGGAGGAGGGGATAGGATAAATGACTTTTCAGTCAGTAATGGGGGAGGGTTTATAGACATTAACAAGAATGACGGGCAAAGGGGAACTGGTTTAATCGTATTTAAAAATACCCTTCTTGTTTTTAAAGAAGATGCAATCTACCAGTTTCAATTTACGACTTCAGGACTACCACAAACTACTCAAATTAACGCTGCTGTAGGGTGTATTGCTCCACGTTCGATAGTAGCAGTTGAGAATGATATCTTCTTTGCTTCACGTAGAGGAATATTCTCCATAGGGAATGAACCGGGCTTTGCTTTTGACGTCCTTCGCACGAACGAGATATCTGCCCGTGTCCGTTCAATCTTTCAGTCTATTCAGTCAGAATACATGAAAAATATTTCAGCCGTATATGCTACTAAGTCTAATATAAATGTAGTCATCTTCGCTTACACACCCTCCGGGGGGACGTGGAATAGTGAAGCTCTTATTTATGACCGTGAGAGGCTGGCTTGGTATAAATGGACTAATATAAGAGCTAACTGCTGGCTGAACTATATAGAGACTGACGGAACGACTCATGTGCTTTACGGGGATGACTATTCAGGATATGTCAAGGAAATTTTAACTGGTAGCGATGATTTCGGCTCAGCTATTCAAGGAACATTCAAGCTAAAAGCCGAAGATTTCAAGGAAGGGCTTACAAGGTACAAGAAGCTCAAAGACCTATCTGTAGTCTTACGTGAGCCTGTAGGATCGGTCACAATGACCATTCTAAGGGACGGGCTGGAAACTGCCACAATAATGAACATCTCTACCGTCTCACCTACGATAAACTTCGGACACTACCTTATAGCAAGATTCTTATTCGGTGTTTCTTACGGGACAGGGGCGATCACTTCTTCAGATGATATTGTCCTTCGGGTAAAAAAGAACTTGGGTCTTGCTGAAGCTAAAGCCTACCAGTTATCCTTCACCAACGGTTCTTCAGGAGCACACTTCACTCTACTTCAGACACAAATGATAGCCAAACCTAAAGGAATCAGATTTGCGAAAACATCGGATATTGTAAGTTGATATTTTTCTTGACTTACTTATTATTTGGTGTTTTAATCTTTTTCAGTTATCAACGTTATCGTTGCAGACACCCAAGAGGTGTCTTTTTTTTATGAATGAACTTGAAGGACACGGATATAAGAATATTACAGTAGCCCAGACTACTTATCTTGCTGATACCTATGGAATTCTTATCGGAATTTGTGTGAATACCAATGGCGCTACGGTTACAGTTTATGATTCCACTACGGCTTCAGGTGATTCTATAGGAATTATTGCTACTGACGCTCCCGAAGATACATACCTTAAAGGTATAAGATTTAATAAAGGCCTCACGGTAGTTACGAGTGGTACCTGTAATATTACTGTTGTTTATGATACAGCAGTTACATTTACAGCTACATCAGTTTCACCGTCAGCTTCACCTTCACTTTCACCGTCTCTCTCACCTTCAGTATCGCCTTCGGTATCTTTGAGTCCTTCAGCCTCCCCTTCGGTCTCGCCTAGCGTCTCTATAAGCCCGTCAGCTTCACCTTCGGTAAGCCCATCGGTTTCACTTAGTCCGTCCTTGAGTCCTTCCGTGAGTCCATCAGTATCTTTGAGTCCTAGCTTATCTCCAAGTTTGAGTCCGTCACTTTCGCCTAGCTTGAGTCCTTCTGTTTCGCCTAGTGTCTCCGTGAGTCCAAGTAAGAGCCCATCATTATCGCCAAGCGTATCGCCATCAGTATCTCCGAGCCTCCAGCTTTGAGATAGTTATAGTTTGATCTAGGGGGAGAGAAATCCCCCGGAGCTAAGAGCATTCCATAGTTAGGCGGCCGCCG